GTCCAATGTCCGTATGTTGGCTCCGTGGTCGTTGTCGGGTCCTTGCGGATGTATAGTTTTGCGGTCACGTTTGATGTATTCGCCGCCGACCCGTTACTGGCGCTTGTCCAGCTGATGTAGCCTTGCATCGTTCCGGACTGTGTTAAATTTATCGTCCCGCTTGCCATCAGCGCACCCCCTCAACGTATGGCACCAGTCCGACGCCCCTATTTGTCGATATCTGGATTGGAATGTACCGCATGGTTTGTGCCAGCGTAAAATCGTACTCCACCTGCGCGTTCCGCATGTGGAATTCCTGCGCCGCCGCCCAATAGATCTTCGTGCCATTCCGGTCGTACCCGGCAAACCCGTCCGTCGCGTTCATAACGACGTAACTGCCGTCCGATCCGTAGACTTTCAGTCCGGTATTATCGGCCCGGACCACCAGGTTGTTTGCTGCATCGTAAACTTCCAGAACGCCGCTGTCATTGTCCTGGCTGCCCAATGTCAGCGTGCCGCCCCGGATCCGGTTGGCCACCATGGTGCCGGTGCGGACAAAATCCGCGCTGAAGCTGCCGTCAATCGTCCATGCTGACACAAACGGCCCGTTGTACCCGTTGTTGGAAAATGCAATGCCGCCGTTATTCATGCGGATCAGATTGACTGCGCTGCCAATGCTGGGTTGATCCATGACCAGCAGCTCCGCCGGCGTGCCGTCCGGGTTGTACACAAACGTGATATACCCACCCAGACCGCCGGTGATCAGCTGCGATTGATAACTGACCCAGGACCGCAGACTGCTGACAGCGTTCTGCGTCTGGTTGGTGATCGTTTCCCCCATCTGACTGATGGTGGAGGCCAGCGTGGTTTTAGCGTTCCCGACCTCTATGCTGTCATACCGCTCCTTCAGTACGTTATATACCGTCTTGACCACCTTGGCCGTTGCGGTAACGCCCAGTTTGTCATAGTAGACAGAAATGGTATCGCACAGATTGACCCGCTCCAGCACGGCCAGATCCCGGTAATTCTCGGTCTGCCACAGCGGTACAAACTTGATGGTGATATTCACGTCCGGGATTCCGATGTTGTTGTCCTCGATGTACTTTTCCGCCCGCGTCCGCAGTTGGTCTTCTGTCGGCATTTCTTCAAAATCTGATGTAAAATCAACTACGCGGGTCCGTCGGTACGGATAATTGTCCGCATTGGCGCTCCAAATCGCATTTTCCGGCAGCGTGACGATCTTGCCGGTCTCGTCACTCGCCCAGAACGGGCACACGCCTGTGATCGTGCCCTCGATGTTTTCCTCCTGCTTTAGATCCGTCAGGTTTTTTCCGTAGCGAATCACGACGCCGGTGTTTGCGCCCCGGTTCAGGTGCAGCTTAACCGTCCACCGGTCAAATTCGTACTCCCCTTTCCCGTACACGTCGGTGATGGAATTCTGCTGTCCATTCAGGATCGCCCGAAACTGCTCCGGGTGCAGCAGCGTGAACGGCCCGTCCACCTCTTTGTCCGTCCAGACCTCGAAGGGACAGTCCTGGGCCGCATGCTGGACCATCTGATTCAGCGCGTCGGCGCAGCTGGTGGCCGTGAACGGCATGACCGGTATATGGTTCAGCTGATAGCTGATGTGCTCCGCGTATATGGTACATTTACCGTTCAGTGGCTTGGTGATTTTGTAGATTCGGAATGGCTGACCCGTCTTCCCGTCCGCCGGTACCGCCCAGATGATCCGGCTGTGCGTGATATCTGAGAAGTGCCGCCCATCAACCGGGTATTGCATCTCCAGCTCATAGGCGCCATTGCGCTCCTCTGTTACCTTGCACGTGATTGCGTCGGACAGCCCACCCAGGCCATTGGTGGCAAATGCGGTCTCGCCGGCATCGTATAAAATTGGGATCATACCGTCCACCACCTTGGCGTAATAATGACCTTCTCGATGTTGTCGGTCATCCTGATCGACGTCTCCCCCGCCTCCAGGACGGGAAATTCTCCGCTGATCGTGATGTAGCTGTTTGCATTGTTGGCCCCGAAATGGGCATCCATCACGGCGCAGTCGATGTCGATGTAATCAAAATCGTTTTCCTTGACCGTGACGGCCACGCCGCCTACACCGACGGTCCCGCTCCCATAGACGGTTATCAGCGGTCGCGCTGCATACAGCGTCGGGTTGGTGATCGTGCCATCTGCGGAAAAGGTGACCGGTATGTTGCCGGACACCAGAAACCGCTGCGGCATACAGTCAAATGCGATGTCAAACTCTCCCGATCTGTTGTAAGGTCCTGTTTTGGGCGAAATGCCGCCGGTGTAGGACGCCATGCGGAATTCGCTGGGATGATAGGTGTCCGTCAACATGAAATACCCGCGCTTGGACAGCATGGCCGCCTTGAACAGATCGAACCGTGTATCAAACTGCCTGCTGATGAAGCAGGGGTAGGTAATTTTGATGTTGTCAAACCGGCCATTGTCCATCAGCAGATCCCCGGATTTGCCGGGGATCGATACGCTTTCCACGTCCCGCACCGGCGCGTCATAGGTGCCGGTGCCGCTGATCCAGACACCATACGCATTGCTGACAATGTCGTCAAAAGTGAAATAGGTGCCAAACTGCTGGATGTCGCTCATGCAAACGCCGCCTCCCTTCTCCGGATCTGCTGATCGATCCGCTCGCTGACGATGTCCGCCAGCTCCTCCACGTCTTGGCCCGGCTGGGCGTAGACATTTACGACCACATCGCCGTAGGTGTAGCTTTCCGACCGCATGCCGGCCTCCGCCGCGTCCCGGATCATGGCGTACAACGTGGACTGCCCGATCACGATCTCGCCGCCGCTTCCGTCTCCAAATCCCTTCAAGCCGGACGTTGTTGCCAAAACCGTTGGCTGTGTGAACATGACGGGATTGTTATAGGCCTTGCGGTACCATTCCACGCTGATCCGCGGAATGCTCGGCGGCGCCAAGCTGAATCTCCCGGAAATGGAGAAGTGCGGCAGTTTGATATGCGGAAGCTGGAGATGGCATCCGGCGAAGAATCCTTTGATTCGGTCAAGACCGCCGCTTACGATGCCCTTGGCGTTTTCAATCATCGAGGAGAAGGCTCCCTTGATGTCGTTCAGTTTGCCTCGGGCGGCAGATAAAGCATCACCGAGTTTGCCGCCGGTCAGGTTGCTGATCGCGTTGAAACCCGTCTGCCAGATATTTTGATACCCGTCCACGGCAGTTTTGATGATGCCTTTGATCCCGCCGCCGCTTTCGGCAACCTTTGCTTTCACGTTGTCCCAGGTCTCTTTCGTCTTGGCTTTGATGTTGTCCCACTTCTCGGACACCCAGCTGCCGACCTTGTTGACCGCGTCGCTGACCGTTGTTTTTACGTTATCCCAGGCATTGGACACGGTTTCCTTGACGTTGCTCCAGGCCTCTGATGTCCATTCTTTGATGTTGTTCCATTTTTCGGACACCAAGTCCCCG